CACTGGCGGCGGTCAAGCAAGTGGAATGTTTGATCCTAAATTTAGACCTTATATGGCAAGTGTAAATTATCAGCCTGTAGCAATGCCTGGCTTAGTTCTTCCCGATTATGTTCAAGGCTTAAATGGATTGTTTAAGAGATTATCTAAATGAATTATCTAGACATAATGAACAATGTACTGCGCCGTCTTAGAGAAGAAGAGGTTACTAGCGTATCTGAAAATACATATGCAAAGATGGCTGGCGACTTTATTAACGATGCTAAACGACTGGTAGAAGAGGCCGCTGACTGGTCTGCACTTAGAGACACAATCGTTATTAGCACTACCGCAAGTGACAACCAATACTCACTGACTAACTCAAGTGACAATGTAAAGGTAATGTCGGCGCTTAATGATACTCAAAATTGCTTTCTCTCTTACCAGACTAAAGATTGGTTTAATGAGCAACTTTACATTAGCTCTATTGTTGATGGCGCTCCAAGGTATTACACCTTTGATGGGCTTGATGCTAATGGCGACACGCAAATGCTTGTTAGCCCAAGACCTGATGGAGTTTACTCTTTGCGGTTTGATGTCATAAAAAGACAAGCTGATTTGTCTTCTGATGCTGATGAGCTTCTTGTTCCGCAAGCGCCTGTAATTCATCTTGCGGTAGCTTTGCTTGCGCGAGAGCGTGGTGAAACAGGCGGTACTTCTACAGCTGAATACTTTGCTATTGCAGACAAGTATCTATCTGATGCCATTGCTATTGATGCGGCAAAGCATCCAGAAGAGATGATCTTTAGGACTATCTAATATGGCACAAGAACTACGCAGTATTAATCTTGTAGCACCAGCGTTTAAGGGAATTAACACTGAGGATTCCCCTATTGCTCAAGACCCTTCGTTTGCGGAAATAGCGGATAACGCTGTTATTGACAAGAGAGGACGTATTGCGGCGCGCAAAGGCCACACTGTTCTTACTACAGATAAAACGGCATTAGGCTCTGAAGCTATTCGAGATGTTCACGAGTATAGAAACACCTCTGGTGCTACTACTGTTTTGTCTGTAGGCAACAACAAGGTAATGACAGGAACGAGTACCCTTACAGATATATCGTCCTCTATTAGTATCAGCGCAAGCAACTGGAAGATCGTAAACTTTAATGACAAAGCTTATTTTTTTCAGCGTGGCATACAGCCTTTGGTATATGACGGCACAGTTAGCCCCGCCACTCTTACTCAGCTAACAGGGATTACTGCGGCTCAATACGGTAATGAAGTTATATCTTCTTATGGTCGCCTTTGGACTGCAGATACAACTAGTAATAAGTCTACGGTTTACTGGTCTGATCTATTAATTGGTAATGACTGGTCTGGTGGTACTAGCGGTAGCATTAACATAGCTAAGGTGTGGCCTGACGGCTACGACGAGATCGTTGCTTTAGCCGCACACAACGGCCTCCTTATTATTTTTGGACAGCACAGCATTGTTGTTTATCAAGGTGCTGAAGCACCAGCAACGATGGCCTTAATTGATACTGTAGCGGGTGTTGGGTGTGTAGATAGAGACACTATCCAACACACGGGCACTGACGTGTTGTTTTTGTCACATACTGGATTGCGTAGCTTTGGTAGAACAATACAAGAAAAGTCTATGCCCATTAGCACACTGTCTAAAACCATTACTAAAGACATTATTGAACTAATACAAGATGAGAATACTTCTTACCGAGCAGTCTATAGCCCAGAAGAAAGCTTTTACTTGCTTACCTTTGTTGGTCAAAACACAACATATTGTTTTGATTTAAGAGGCAATTTAGAAAATGGATCTTTAAGAGCAACACGCTGGCCTAACTCTGTATTTACAGCGTATGAGCGGCTAGAAAACGGCAAGTTATATATAGGATCTACTAATGGAATTAGTGAATACAAAAGTTATTTAGATAATGGGTCGCCTTTCCGATTTAAGTATTACAGTCCAAGCCTTACGTTTGGCGATTCTTCGCGTCTTAAGTTTATCAAGAAGATTAACCCTACGATTATTACGTCCAGCAATACAGACATCTTTATTAAGTTTGCTTATGACTTTAACACCAGCTACAGAAATACAACCTTTACTGTGCAGGGTGCGCCTGTAGCAGAGTTTGGCGCTTCTGAATACGTTTCTTTTTCTGAGCTGTCAGGGTTTACGATAACGTCTACCCTAACAAACGGAATCTATGTTGTTGATAAGTTTCTAGGAGATTTTGCTACTGCCCCTACAACAGGATCTGGCGGTGGATCTTTGTTAAACGGCGACAGTTACTTTAATACAACGGACGAAAAAACGTACGTTTATATTACAAATGCTTTTGTAGATATGGATACATTAACTGTGTCTGCATCTAAAGAGTTTACAGGAGGTGCTTCTACTACGCGTAAGGCACTAAACGCAGGTGGAAGTGGTTCTACTGTTGTTGTTGGCCTTGAGGCTGACATCAATGGAAGCGCATTGTCACTACAAGAAATTAATATATTGGCCTTAATAGGTAAAACATTACGAGCAATGGAACATTTGGAAATTTTGGAGCAACTCAGCTTGGCGGCTTGCTCGGTGCGTTAGGTCTTTATAGTGCTTATAGTGACCTTGGAAGTCTTGGCAGAACTGGGCGACAAGCCGGGCAAGATCTTGCTGATTTGCAGTTACAGCAAACTCAGTTTAGACCTTATACAGTAACGACTGCTACAGGTGGACAATTTGGCATGATGCGCGATCCATCTACTGGAGCCATGACATATCAAATGAGTGCGTCTCCTGAAGAGCAGGCATTTCAAAGAAGCCTTTTTGGTGGAGCTGGTCAGTTTTTTGATCAAGCGGCTCAAGATCCTGCTGTTCGTGAGCAAGAGATTTACGATCAAATTCAAGCGGCTACTGCTCCACAGCAAATGGCAGAGCGGCTTGGGCTTGAAGAAAGACTAGCGGCTCAGGGTCGCCTTGGCGTACAGACAGCGCAGTTTGGGGGCACTCCAGAGCAACTAGCCATGGAGAAAGCTCAACAACAAACAATGGCTCAAGCGCGTCTTAATGCGGCACAACAGGCTAGACAAGAGCAGGCTGGCTTAGCGGCTCTTGGTCAACAGTATTTAATGGGTAGTTACTTGCCTCAACAGCAAATGCTTGCGGCTTTTGCGCCAGGGCAAACTGCTTCCGCTCAACAGCAACAAGCTCAATTGTATGGTGCTGGATTGTTTGGCGAAGCAACAGCATCAGGCATTGATGCATTGCTTGGTGCAGGTCTTGGTCGAGCTAATATCGTAGGCGCGGCTTCTACCGGCTTACTCTCAGGGGCATTTGGAGGTTAATCATGGCTAGATTTGGAAGAGATTTTGTTCGAGGAGCAACTCAACCTGCGTATCTTGAAGGGTTATTTCAGGCAGGCAAAAACATAGGAGGCTATAGTCGAAAAAAAGAACAAATCCAAAATTCTAGAGAGGCGTTTAATATCTATGAGCAGGGACTTGCATCTGCGCGTGATGCAAACGTGGGTGGTCTTAGTGCGGCTACTTCAAAGCTTTCTGGAATGCTGTCAGAAACTACAGACGAAAACGTAATGTCTGACTTAATGCAAAAAATATCTAATCTTGGGAAGCTAACGACAACAACAGAAACAGCAAAAGCCTCTAGGAATGTAGATGATTTAATTAAAGCAGAGGATTTTCTTGAAGAACTAAAGGGCAAAGGCGAAAACATAACAGCAAATGAATCACGGATAATGGAGGGCGTTCAGCAACGAGTAGATCAGTTGCGTGGTGATGCCGCTGTTGTTACTTCTGCAAATGCAAAGCGTCGTGATTTTCGGATTGCAAGTCTTACAAAAAATGAAGCTCTTGCTGTAGCAGAAGCAAATGCTATGAAAAGAGATATGAGTCAGTATCAACCGGGATCAGCTCAATGGGCTGAAGCATCTAAAAAATATCAAGGTAAGTTTGGATCTGAGTTAGAGGCTTTAGAAAAAAATCTTCTTAAGGTTCAAACAGAAAAGCTTGATGCTATAGATAAGATAAACAAAAGAACTCCCTTGAATGAAGAAGATGTTGCAACACTAAAAGAGGCAGGGTTTAAACCAACTAAAGATATTCTTGCAGATCGAAAAAGACTCGAAACAATTCGAGATGAAAAAACTAAAAGATCTATAGCTACCGCATTTCGTTACCTTGATCCCGCAACAGCCGGACTTGCTCGTGCGACTGTTATTGACCGCTTGCGAGAAATTGTTAAAG